AACAGAACAAGACATTGCTGATGCAGAATGTGCTGTAGGTGCATTTCGTTCTGCAGGATTTAAAGGGCATGTTTATTTGATGCCAGTAGGTGGCGTAGAAAGTGTCTATACATTAAATGCTAAAAATGTAGCATTAGCGGCAATGAAGCGTGGGTGGCGCTACAGTGACCGTTTACAAGTTCCACTCTTTAAAAATGAGTGGGGTACATAATGTTCTTTATGCTTTGTTTTACAATTGGGTGGGCAATTATAATATTGTTGGCGTATCAATTTATAAAAGGTATTCCGCCAAGCAGTTGCACAGGCAATTGTAATCAAGGACGTAATTGTACATGTAAGGATAAAAATGAAAAACTTAATTAAACGTCTGTTCGGTATCGATAAAATCGAGAAACAAAAAGAAGAAGCATTGGCTGCCACGGAAGTAGCTATGAATACAGCTAGAGAAGCCGAACAAGCGGCCAAATTAGCACAAATGTCTCCAAAAGAACGTGCTACCGAAAGAGGTGAACCATATGTTACTGTTCTAGATACACATGTGAACAAAGATAATGTCAGAAATGGCTTTTTTGAGCTTGACTGGAACGCTGAGTTTATAGTACAATTGAAACAAGCAGGTTACGGTTTTGATGGCGATCCAGAAGAAGAAATTGTAGATCGTTGGTTTAGAGAACTGGCCGCAAACATGCTTATCGAGGCTGGACAAGATCCCCAAAGATCTAGTGCAGGGTTTATTAACATTAGTAAATTGCCTAACGGCAGAGCTCAAGTAGAATGACTTATATTATCGTTGACACAGCAAATACATTTTTTCGTGCCCGTCATGTGGTACAAGGTAGTGCCGATATTAAACTCGGCATGGCTTTTCACATCACGTTTAATAGTATTAAAAAGGCATGGCAAGATTTTGGCGGCACTCATGTAGTATTCTGCCTCGAAGGTCGTAGCTGGCGCAAAGACTATTACAAGCCTTATAAAGCAAATAGGCAAGAAACTCGTGCGGCTATGACCCAAAAAGAACAAGACGAGGATAAATTGTTCTGGGAAGCATTTGATGAGTTTAAAAACTTTATTACAGAAAAGACCAATTGTACTGTAATGCGTCATGAAAACTTAGAAGCAGATGATTTGATTGCAGGGTGGGTACAGGCACATCCAGATGCAAAACACGTTATTATTTCAACAGATGGAGATTTTGCACAGTTAGTAAGTCCGACAGTTAGTCAATATAATGGTGTAGGTGACTTGCATATTACACACGAAGGAATCTTTGATGCCAAAGGTAAACCCGTTAAAGACAAGAAAACAGGCGAGCCAAAGCCAGCACAAGACCCAGAGTGGATGCTATTCGAGAAATGTATGCGTGGTGATACTAGTGATAATGTCTTCTCGGCGTATCCAGGTGTGCGTACTAAAGGTTCTAAAAACAAAGTTGGTCTTACTGAAGCGTTCGAAGACCGTAAAAGCCGCGGATTTGCGTGGAACAATCTTATGCTTCAGAGGTGGGTCGACCACAATGGAGTCGAACACAGAGTCTTAGAAGATTATCAACGCAATGTACAACTATGTGATTTGACAGCACAACCAGCAGATATTAAAGAAAAGATTAAAGAAACAATTAAGACTAATGCTGTACCTAAATCAGTAGACCAAGTTGGCATCCGTATGTTAAAATTCTGTAATGCATGGGATATGAAGAAAATTGCAGATAATATTCAATCATACGCAGAACCTTTTCAAGCAAAATATAAGAGTGATAAAATATGAGTAAAGCATCTAGAGTACAAAAGGTAGTAATTGTAGGCGGTGGCACAAGTGCTTGGTTAACTGCCGCAATGTTATCATACAAAAAACCACAATACGAAATAATCGTAGTTGACAAAGAAGTCGGTACTCCTATTGGAGTAGGAGAAGGTACAATCTTAGGTTTTGCGAATACAATGTTTGATTGTGGGTTTGATATCCAGGATTGGTTTTTTGAATTAGAATCAGTGTACAAATCCGGAATTTTATTTCCTGGATGGACAGATGACAACCCAAATATTTGGCATCCGTTTTTACATCCGCAATATCCGGGCGCACCTTTTTCATATTTTGATTTATGGTCAAAAAATCAGGATTTAGATTTTAAAGATCATGGACTAGCATTGTATGACGTATCAGTTAATCACAACAAAATAGATAAAGATAATTTACTTTTTTATGCATATCATGTAAATTGCGGAAAATTAGTATTGTTTTTACAAGAAAGAATTGTTGGTATACGAAATGTAAAAAGTATAAATTCCGAAGTTGTAGACATTCAAAGAGAAAACAATAATATACATAAACTTATATTAAAAAACGGTCAAGAAATAACCGGAGATTTGTTTATAGACTGTACCGGATTTAAAGGTCTATTGAATGATTCACCTGATCGGGTAACACTCGAAAATAGATTGTGGTGCGATACTGCTGTTGCAGGACCTGTACAATATATCGATAAAGATAAAGAAATGCATCCATATGTAGTAAACGAAGCAGTCGATCATGGATGGTTATGGAAGATTCCTGTTCAATCTCGTATCGGATCTGGCTTAGTGTTTAATAGATCTATCACATCTGTGGATGAAGCAAAAGAATATCTATGCAAATATTGGAACAATAGAATTACTCCGGACCAACTCCGAGTTATCGATTGGACTCCGTTTTATAATAAAAATATGTGGCATGACAATGTTGTCAGCATAGGATTAAGCGCAGGATTTATAGAACCATTAGAAAGTACTGGAATTGCTTTGATTACAAAAGGTATTTACGAAATGTTAGATAAATTAGAACAAGATTTCTATACAGCACATGATATTGAATTATTTAATGCAAGATTAGCAGTATCTTTTGAAGAATCTATCGATTTTGTAAGTATGCATTACATGGCTACTGAAAAAAATACTCCGTTTTGGAATTGGGTTAAAGAAACTAGATTTAAATCTGATACTCAAAAAATATATGAAGATAAATTAAAAGATTTTTGGCTATTACCTTTTCAAGGAAGAGGATCTATATTTTCAGGATATAATTGGTTTTGTCTTTTAATACAATTAGGTTACCCTGTAGAAAGTAAAAATCTTGATCCATTAACAATACAACAAATTAATATACTGTTAACTAGACATAAAAATTCTGAATTAAATAAACCCGATGCTGTTTTGCAAACAGAATACATCGAAGCATTAAAAAATGGAACAGAACAGTTTTTTGTTCTGCCAGAACATCGACCTAAAGGAAAATCAAATGAGTAAATTAGCAAAACTAGCAAAAGTAAATGAAAACATCACTATCAATCGTTATGATAACGGCTGGATGGTTGAAATCGGTGGCCGTAACAAAAAGGATGATTGGGCTACTACAAAAAGTATCTGCAATACAGAAGAAGAAGTTATTGCCCTAATCAAAGAGTGGAATACTTTTCCGCTAGATCAATAAGGAGATAATCATGGCAATTTGGACCGTTAGTACATATTATAAAAAATCTTGTCAAGAAGTTGAAACATATCATCAGCGAGAAGGTGAAGGTAAAGTTACAGCCACTAACGGTTTCCGTTATGGCGAATGGACTGTAGAAACTACAGACGACAATCCTCCAGAATTTGAGTTTGTAGAAGTGCCCGGAGGCGATGGCAAAAAAGACAGCATCAATATGCTAGAGTGCGAAGTTAACAATATCGAAAATTGCGAACTTGTTGAAATGTTCGACGGTGGTTGTTGGTATGATGTTGAAATAGAAGGGCTAGGGGAAGAAGAGGAAGAAGAAATCCGCGAGTTCCTTGATGATAATAGTCCTTACGATTTAGAAGAACGTGAAGATGATCCGTGGATGCAAGGTGACACCGAATGGTGGATCTGGGGACCAATCGAAATTAAAAACGAAGACGGCGATACTGTGCGTATTATCTGTGCAGATGAAGATGGCAATGTTATCGATTTTAAGGAAGAATAATGCCCGTATATCTAATCAAACCTCTTGAAAAGAAAAGTGTCGTTTATCATGTAGAAATGTATCGTAAAAATTCGGACGAATCTATTAGTTGGTTTAACGTAGACGAAACTTATCGTTGGGGACAAGGGTTTATTGAAGAAGATATGGATTGCAATCTTCCCTACGATGACGATAAGATTGCATACTGCGATCCTAATACAGGGTGGGGTGCTGAACTAGATGATAGTTGTAGTTGCTGGTTCGAGTTTAGTGATGACATTACTGAAGAAGAACAAGAAGACATTAAAGAAGCATACTACGAAGGCGGAGCAGGTTGGTTGTTCGACGGCGAGCACGATTGGCAAGAAGAAGAAAGTTCGATTCAAGTATTAGGTCCTTTTACAGTTAGTTTAGTCGAAGAAGATGGTACTGTTATTAAAGAAACTGTTGAACTTCGAAATAAAAAAGAAGAAATGAAAAAATACAAAGAAAATAATAAATGGCCCTTTAATGGAGATGAAGATGGCAACACGTAAAAAGAAAACCAACGATACTTGGCCTAAAATCACTGTAGGTAGCCATTTAACTGTAACTACATACGAAAATGGCAAAACTGAACTCAAGTGGGACGACGAGGCGTTGGCACGAGATGTCCGCGAGGCGTTAGATACTGTTAAAAAAACAAAGAATAAAACGAAGCAAAAAGAGAGATAAATACATACATTATTCCAACGCCTTCGGGGTAGAATAATATTAAGGAGAAAAATATGACAGTTATATACGCCAAGCCTATTGTGGATGGTAAGTTTTGGATAGTAGAACAAGATGGTTCTAAAATTGCAACACTTCACAAAAAAGAAAATAATAAATTCGTACTAAGTAGTACTACAGGCGAATTAATGTTTAATAAAAAACAGGACCTAACCAAACAATTTGGAGAAGAGTTCTTTTTAACAAGCCCTAAAGTTAAAGTTACACAAGCAGAACCAAATGAATGCCATGGTTTTGCTACAAGTGTACCCCCATATAACAGTATGTACGATGTAAGACGTAAACTACCATTGTTTACAAAGAGCTTACAGAGTAAGAGTTTGTATTGTGCGGGTTATTATATAATTAAGTTTAATAAAGGGTGGGTTAAATCATTTTGCCCTAAAGTGATTACATTAGAACGTAATCCATACAAAGGTCCTTTTAAAACTGAATTCGAAATGAAACAGGTACTTGCTAATGCAAAATCAGATTAATTTGACTCCTATTACGCAGTTTACACAAAGTTTACGAGCGGCCGAGCTAGCACAACAAAAAGAAGTTAAATTGCCTATTCAACAAGCTCGATTGCTTGTGTTAGCTTTAAATGAAATACAGGATAAACTGCTACAAGATTACGAAAGTTTGTTTAATGAACTGCGTAATAGGGCAGATACTGAGATTGTTACTGTAACTATGGACGGCGGTGGGTTCGAAGATACCAAATAAGGATAAATATATGCGTATATTACTGGAACGCATATCATGTCTAGACCTAAACCGAAAGTCTTGTTAGAAAATATTAACAAGCGTACATATAAAGCAGAGCAAATATTAGAAGCCGATGCGATCTGGGCTGTATTTTATAAGAACGAGCCTTTCAATTTAAAGAGCTTTAATAGCTTAACTTCTTACCCCGGGCCTAAATATAAAAAAGTATCTTTTAGTAATCCCGGGCATGCTATTAATTTGGCTAAAAAATTAAATCAAACATTTGGGTGTGATGATTTTCAAGTAGTAGTTTTGACACAAGGTACTATATTAAAATGATTACACAAGATGCCCTGACTAAAATATTTTTACAGCAATGGGGCAAGAGTATAGACGAAGCAAATGTTAAATTGTTTAGCCGAAAATGGTGGCAAAGTACTAGAGCAAGTAAAAAAAATAATTTCAGGTTGAGTGAAGAAGGTTACGAATTTTTGGTAAAAGAATTGGATTTGAAAGAGTACGAAATTCCATTTACCGAACCAATTGAACTTAGTCCTCAAACTATCATCTTTTTGGAAAGATATGTAGATTGTCCATATTATCTTACTCCAATGTCAATCACTGTCTTTTCAGAAAAAAAAAGTTTTGAACTAATGTTGTTTTCAGACGACATCAGAAAGTTTGGCATAATAAAAGCAATAAATGAGCGTGAAAAAGATTTAACAAATTAAAAAAACAGTTGACATGATCTACTAATTCCTATACAATACATACTTACACAGCGTTAATCGCAACAATTTTTTTAACTTAGTATAGGAACTAAAATGGCAGAGATCTCCAGTCGTACAGTTGGCCCTAGCGGTGCTAAAAAGTCACTTCGTAAGGCTTTCAAAAATCAGCGTCCAATTTTCCTTTGGGGTCCTCCAGGTATTGGCAAATCAGATATTATTAAACAACTCGGTACTGAGCTAGATGCTCACGTCATCGATGTGCGTTTGAGTTTGTGGGAACCTACAGATATTAAAGGTATTCCATATTTCGATTCTAACGATGGTACTATGCGTTGGGCTCCTCCATCAGAGTTGCCAAGCACAGAACTTGCGAGCAAGCATAAGAATGTTATTTTGTTTTTGGACGAAATGAATAGTGCGGCTCCTGCTGTACAAGCGGCGGCTTATCAATTGATTTTGAATCGTCGTGTAGGAACATATCAGTTGCCAGACAATGTTGTATTGGTTGCGGCCGGTAATCGAGAGACAGATAAAGGTGTTACATTCCGTATGCCGGCTCCATTGGCTAATCGTTTTGTTCACTTGGAAATGACTGTTAACTGGGATGACTACTTTGAATGGGCTGTTGAGAATAAAGTTCATCAAGATGTTGTTGGTTTCTTGAGCTTTAGCAAGAAAGACTTGTACGATTTTGATCCAAAATCTAGCTCACGTGCGTTTGCTACACCACGTAGCTGGTCATTTGTTAGCGAATTGTTGCATGATGATGACACGGATGCAGAAACACTAACTGATTTGGTGTCAGGCTCAGTAGGTGAAGGACTTGCTATTAAGTTTATGGCGCATCGTAAACATGCTAGCAAAATGCCAAATCCAAGTGATATTTTGAGTGGCAAAGTTAAGAAAATGGACTCAAAAGAAATTAGTGCCATGTATTCTTTAACTGTTAGTTTGTGCTACGAGTTGAAGGATTCTTGCGATAAGAACGCTAAAAACTGGAATGATCAAGTTAACAACTTCTTCGAATTTATGATGAATAATTTCGAAACAGAATTGGTTATTATGGGTACTAAGTTGGCTTTGAGTACTTATAAATTGCCGTTGGATCCAGACGAGATCAAGTGTTTTGATGATTTCCATGCTAAGTTTGGCAAATACATTGCCCAAGCTACAGAAAAATAAATCGGTTTAGCACTATTTGACACCTCCTTCGGGAGGTGTTATACTATATACATAGTAAACATTCAGGAGCATAAATGTCACATACAGATCCAATTATTGATAAAATTATTGTAGCACGGGTAGGCTTATTGCTCCGTCATCCATTTTTTGGTAATATGGCTACACGCCTAAAAATCGAAGAAGGCTCGGAATGGATGGGTACCGCGGCTACAGATGGACGCACCATTTACTTTAATCGTAAGTTTTTCGAACCTTTAAGTGTAAAACAAGTTGAGTTTGTTATTGCACACGAAATTCTGCATAATGTATTTGACCATATGGGTCGTAGAGAAGGACGTAATCCACGCATTTTCAATATTGCCGCAGACTATTGCGTTAACGGTCAATTAGTGCGTGATCGCATCGGCGAACATAAAATTGATGGTATTACTATTTTCCATGACGCCAAATACTACGGTATGGGCGCAGAAGAAGTATACGACAAGATTTTTGACGAACATGATGAAGAAGAACTTAATGCGTTAGGTCAATTGTTAGATGATCACATCGACTGGGGCGAGAATGGTAAAGATGGTCAGCCAAAATATTCTAAAGAAGAATTAAAACAAATTCGAGACGAGATTCGCGAAGCTACAATGCAGGCCGCACAAGCCGCAGGTGCTGGTAACACTCCTGCTAGCGTACAACGCATGATTAAAGAATTGACAGAGCCTAAAATGAATTGGCGTGAAATTCTACGTCAACAAATTCAAAGCACTATCAAGAATGATTTTAGTTTTATGCGTCCTAATCGTAAAGGCTGGCATATGAACGCTATTCTTCCAGGACAACAATTTCAAGAGACTATCGATATTTGTGTAGCAATTGACATGTCAGGTTCTATCGGCGATGATCAAGCAAAAGACTTTTTGACTGAGATTAAAGGTATTATGCAAGAGTATAAAGATTTCAAAATTAAACTATGGTGTTTTGATACTAAAGTTTATAATGAAGCCGAATATGACGGATATAGCATCGACGAGTTCGACTACTACGAACCTATGGGGGGTGGTGGTACCGAATTTGATGCCAATTGGGAATACATGAAGGCCCATGATATTCAGCCTAAGAAGTTTATCATGTTTACTGACGGTTACCCTTGGGGTAGTTGGGGAGATGAAGATTACTGTGATACAGTATTCATCATTCATGGCAATGATAAGATTGTACCGCCATTCGGTGAGTATGCTTATTACGAATTTGCAAAAGAAACGGCATGAGTTTAAAAAACGGCAAACCTAACGCTCTGACATATTTCGATTTAAGGAGGGTCGAGTTTGCTTGCCCTCATTTCAAATACACAACTGTAGACAGATACAACCCTAACTTAGTCAAATCCATCGACTATTGGATACGCAAGAATTTAAATAACAGATACTATGTAGGGCAGGGCATTACATTAGATTCGACTAACACTATTGTTTATAACATACGTGTTGGCTTTGAAAGTGAAAAAGAACTTAGCTTTTTCACAATTGCATGTCCTGTCTTACAAAGTAGATAATTATTATATATGTACTTTAAGGAGACACAAATGCCAGATCAAACACAACAAGCACAAACTACAGATTTAACAATCAACGATTTACAATCACTAAAAGTAATCATTGACCTTGCTAGTTCACGTGGTGCTTTTAAGCCAACCGAAATGGTTGCAGTAGGACAAACTTACACTAAATTATCAACATTTTTAGATACAGTTGCCGCACAACAACCAGCACAACAACCAACACCAGCGGCTGCACAACAACCACAACCACCAGCACCAGATGTTACTACTGCTGTAGCAACAGGAGCATAATATGGCCGAAATTAAACATGTCGGCCGTGTAAAAGCCACTAATAAAAAATGTGTAGTGGCTTATCGTACATTGCCCGGTGACGCACACCATTGCTTAATTGTTCCGACAGAAAACATGCCTGACATCTATCACGATAGTCTTATTAACTTAGTAGAAAGTGGTGCAGGACAAGATGCATACGAGTTTGCAGATGCTATGGCTCGTGCTAGTTTCCCTGACGGTAGCAATATGTTAAGAAACTTACACGGAAATGGACGATTAATCAAAGCACCGACGAGCGATATTGAGATGACTCCAACTACTGGATTTTCAATCTTATTATCAGAGTTAAATCAAATTATTGCCGAACAACGTGGTGTAGCAGTGGACGATTTATCGATTAAATCAGATACTCCAGAAAAATCTGAAGCTCGTCGTCTTGAAGATGTTAAAGATGAACAGCCGTCTGATATGAAAGTTGGTAAAGTAACTTCAACTCCACAAGCAGTTGTACAAACTAATGACCCGATTAGTTTCGATAGCCCGGAAGAAGAAGCAAAACATTATCGTAGTCAAGCAGATAAATTAGCAAAAGAAGCTGCCATTTATCGTCGAAAAGCAGAGGAATTGGCTCCGACCAAGAAAAAAACAGTAAAATGACACGAACGGGAAGAAATCTTCCCAAGGATGTTATAAAAGATTGGCCGGAGGTATTCGAGGATGTAAGACTTAATGTGGTACCACTTGGATACCTGCATACCGTACTGGTCAATTTTAAAGATGGCAAAACTTGGGAAATACGTATAACACAGCAAACCAAAAAAGGCGGTTGGGAAGCCTTTGAAAAGAATTTAGCAGAGCTTGTTAAAAATTACGAAGCCACTATCGATAATATTGATTTTAAACTTGATACTACCCGTGTTAAAAAAGATATCGAGCGTAGCACTCAAAAATTCCTTAAGAAAAAGAAGTTATAAATGAATGTTAAATTGCTTAGTTACAGCCAGCCAACTGAAGAATTTGCTAGCATGGGAATCTCGGATGCACAAGAACTCATTGCCTACTGTGCAAGAGTCAGTAAC